TCAGCGCGAGCCGGTGAACCGCCGCCAGTGCTGCGCGTGGACCGTGCTGATGATGCCGGAGGCCCAGACCAGCCGGCGGTCCGGCATCAGCGGGGCGTTGTGGCTCTCCAGGTGGTAGGTGCCCCGCCGCGAGCCGCGCAGGATCTTCTTCAGGAACCGGTTGCCGTCCGCGGTGGCCACCGCCGCGTAGCAGCCGACCAGCCGCTCGGGACTCTCCCCGGCCTGAGCGCACAGGACGATGTCGTCGGGCTCGTATTTCGGGTGCATCGAGCCACCCGCGACCCGGAACGCGATCGTGCCGGGGGGCAGGGCGAAGGGCACCGTGACCTCGAACAGGTTGCCGCTCGGGTCCGGCTGCTCGTCGCCGGTGGCGATGAGCCCGCCGGCGCTGATCACCCCCCGCACGCCCACCACCTGGGCGCCGTCGCCCGGGGGCTCCGCCGCCTCGTCGTCGCCGAACAGCAGGCCCTTGGCCGTCACCTGCACCCCGTCCCGGCGGAACCGCTCGGCATAGCGCTCCGCGTCGTCCTGGCCCATCGTGCGGGTGCCGGCCTCGTGCGCCCGGTAGGTGCTCTCCGGCCAGCCGTTGCGCAAAGCCGCGTCGCGCGCGGAGCGGTAACCCGCCGCAAGGCGGGCGAGCCGCAGCCTCTCGCCCTGATCGATCCGGATCCGGCCCTCGCGCATGGTTTCCACAACCTTGACGGAGAAATCGCTACCTAGCGTGTTGATCATGGTCATTACATCATGTAGCTATCGGGTGTGCAAGCGGCCGGCCGCATCATGCGCGCCGCCCTTTCTTCCTCTACGGCAGGAGTCGCCCCATGATCCGCCGCCGATCCGCGGCGCGCGCCCTGGTGCGTGCGTCGCCCCGACCGGGCCACAGCTCGTCGTCATCGATCCATCACGGCCGCGAGGCGGCCGGACGGAAGCGGCCGCGGGCTTCCGCTGACGGCTTTTCGCCGCTAGGGAGCTGGCATGAAGGCCGCCCTGATCGTGCTCTGGACCCTGGCCGCCGGCGTGGTCCTGTTCCTCATCGTGAGGCGGCGGATCGACCGGGCGATCCGGGATCTGGAACGGAGCGCGGCCGAGAGGCCGCAGGACGATCGGGACGGCCCGCCGCCCCCGTGAGGCGCAGCCCCGAGGGCCTGCGCTGCGCGTCCCGTCCGGCCCCGCTTCCTGCGGCGAGGCGACCGTGACCAGCCCATCGACCAAGCTCCGTCGCATCGCCCGCCGCCGCCGGGAGGCGCTGGCCCATGACCGCCCGCCCGCATCGCGCCCGGAGGCGATCCGGCGCCGCCGTCGGCGCTCCCGTCCCCCGCGCATCCTCGTGGCGCCGGACCGGGTCTGGCTGGTGGCCCGCACCCGTCCGCGCTGGTCCGCCCGTGCCGCCCGGGATCTCGCCGAGGCGGGCCTCGCCACCTTCGAGGCGCGCGAGGAGGTCGAGCGCGTGGAGCCGAACGGCCGGCGCCGCATCGTGCGCGAGCCGCTCCTGCGCCGCCTGATCTTCGTGGGCGTGCGCGACGATGCCGAGCTGCGCCGCGTCGAGGCCCATCCGGGCGTCGAGCAGGTGCTGTTTCGCGAAGGGCGCGCCGTCGTCATCCCGCCCGCCATGCTCCAGGCCTTCGCGGATGCGCTCACGGGCCACACGGGGGAGGGCGAGGCCGAGGCGGTTGCGGCCCTGCTCTTCGCCCTCGGCGATGCGGTCCGGGTGACGGAGGGCCCGCTCGCCCGCCTTCCCGGCATCGTCGAGGCCGTCGATCCGCATCGGCGCCGCTACCGGGTCGCCGTCGAGATGTTCGGCCGCGCCACCCCGGTCGATCTCGACGAGGATCAGATCGAGCGGCGCTGAGCGCCGCGCGCCTCGACCCGCCACGATGACGAGCACGGCGAAGGCCCGATCCGTCGCAGCCTCGCCGCACGGCCGTCCTCCTGGCGGGCTCTGGCTGGGGCGCGGAGCGGTCGAGGACTGGACGCCACGCCTCGACGGCCCGAACGTCTGACCGCCATCCCTGCCCGGCCAAAAAGAACATTTGACGAACAAAACGGGATCGCGTATCAAGAGCGCAGGTAATCCAGGTCTGCGGCCTGCCGCTTCGGAAGTGGCCGCTCGACTGCCCCGCCGGCGGGACTGACCCGCTGCCGAGGGGATGTGTCCCTGGACCCGGCCCACGGCATCACCGAGGCGAAGGGAGGCTCGTGCCTGCGCGCGGGATCCCAAGACCTCGGCAAGACGACACCCCCCAAGACAACCCCAAAGACACGGCATGGCACGGCAATCCATCGACTGGACGGCGATCGAGGCCGCGTGGCGGGAGGGCGGCGCCTCCGCCCGCGCGATCGGGCGGCGCTTCGGCATCGGCCACGGCGCCGTGCTGGCGCGGGCGCGGCGGGAGGGATGGGTGCGCGGCGAATTCGTCGCGGCCGCTGCCGACCCGGCGCCCGCTCGCGCCCGGGTGGTCGCGGCGCACCGCGTCGTCATCGAGCAGGGCCAGATCCTGACGCAGCGCCTCCTGGAGGAGGTGCTGGCCGCCTCCGCCCGGATCGACGCGCTCGCGGCCGGGGCGGACGACGAGACCGGACGGCTCGCCGCCCACACGCGCGCCGCCACCCTCGCCAAACGCATCGCGGCCCTGCGCGACCTCGCCCAGGCGGCCCGCCTCTGGATCGCCCTCGAACGCGAGGCCTGGGGCCTCAAGGACAACACGGGTGACGACGACACGCCGGACCTCGACCTCGACGCCGCCCTCGCGCTCCTTGCGCCCGAGGAGCGCACGCAGCTCCGCCGCATCGCCGAGATCGTTTCTGGCCGATCCGCCGGCCCTGCTGCGGGCCCTTGACCGGGTCGAGAGCGAGGAGAGCCTCGCAGGCTTCCTGCGCCGGGCCTGGCCCGCGGTCGAGCCCGGCACCGCTTACGTCCATGGCTGGCACATCGACGCCATCGCGGCGCATCTGGAGGCGATCACCGCCGGGCAGATCACGAGGCTCCTCATCAACGTGCCGCCTGGCCTCTCCAAGAGCCTCTGCGTCGGCGTGTTCTGGCCGGCCTGGGAATGGGGGCCGAAGAACCGGCCGGACCTGCGCACGCTCGCGGTCTCGCACCGGCAGGCCCTCGCCATCCGCGACAACCTGCGCACCCGCCGCCTGATCACCTCCGAGTGGTACCGCGCCCTCTGGGGCGACCGCGTGAGCCTCATGCGCGACCAGAACCGCAAGCAGCGTTTCGAGACCAAAGCCGCGGGGTTCCGCGAGGCCCTGGCGGCGGGCGCCATCACGGGGGCCCGCGGCGACCGGGTCATCCTCGACGACCCGCTCTCGGCCGAGGACGCCAATTCCGAGCGCATCCGCGAAACCGTGAACCGCTGGTTCCTCGAAGCCGTGCCGACTCGCCTCAACGATCCCGCCCGCTCCGCCATCGTGGTCATCATGCAGCGCCTGCACGAACGCGACCTGTCGGGAACCATCCTGGCCAAGGGGCTCGGCTACGAGCATCTCTGCCTGCCGATGGAGTTCGAGCCCGCGCGCCGCTGCATCACGGGCATCGGCTTTGCCGATCCTCGGCTGCAGGAGGGCGAACTCCTTTTTCCGGAGCGCTTCCCGCGCGAGGTGGTCGAGCGCGACAAGGCCGTGATGGGCGCCTATGCCAGCGCCGGCCAGTTCCAGCAGCGCCCGGCCCCCCGCGAGGGCGGGCTGTTCAAGCGCCACTGGTTCGACGTGGTGCGGGCGCTCCCCGCCGGCTGCCGCATGGTGCGGGCCTGGGACCTCGCCGCGAGCCTGCCGCGCCCCGGCCGCGCCCCCGCCTACACGGCGGGCGTAAAACTCGCCCGCGCGCCCGACGGCCACTTCTACGTGGCGGATGTCCGCCGCGACCGGCTCTCGCCCGGCGGGGTGGTGCGCCTCATCCTCGCCACCGCGGCCGAAGACGGGCCGGATTGCCGCATCGCCCTGCCGCAGGATCCGGGACAGGCCGGCAAGGCCCAGGCCGAGGACCTGATCCGGCGCCTCGCCGGCTACGACGCCCGCGCCACCCCGGAGAGCGGCGACAAGCTCACCCGCGCCGCCCCGGTCTCGGCGCAAGGGGAGGCGGGCAACCTCCACCTCCTCGAAGGCCCCTGGAACGAGGCCTTCCTCGACGAGATCGCCTCCTTCCCGAACGGCGCCTTCCTGGACCAGGTCGACGCCCTCTCGCGCGCCTTCCTGACCCTGAGGGAACCGCGCTACGGCATGCTGGGAGTTCTCTGATGTGGCTCGCCGATCGCCTCGCCAACCTCCTCACCGGCCTCGGCGGGCCGCGGGACAAGGGCGCGGGCGCCCTCCACGTCCACGTGCCCCGCGGGAGGGCCGAACTCGACGCCGCCTACCGGGACAACTGGCTCGCCCGCAAGATCGTGGACGTCGTGCCCTTCGACATGCTGCGGGAATGGCGCCAGTGGCAGGCGGCCCCCGCCGAGGTCGCCTCCATTGAGGCCGCCGAGACGCGCCTGCGCCTGCGCGAGGTGCTGCTGCGGGCTTTGCGCCTCGCGCGCCTCCACGGCGGGGCCGCGATCCTGATCGGCGACGGCGCGCCCGACCCCGCCGCGCCGCTCCTGCCCGAGACGATCGGGCCGGGGGGCCTGCGCTACCTCCACGCGCTCGGCCGCGACGCGATCCGGGCCGGCGCGATCGAGCGCGACCCGCTCTCGCCCTGGTTCGGCGAGCCCGCCGCCTACGCGGTGGCGGGGGGCCAGACCGTGCATCCCTCGCGCGTGATCCGCCTCGTCGGCGCGCCCGTTCCGGAGGAGGCGGGCGGCGACGCCTTCGGCGACAGCGTGCTGCAGGCGCTCCTGGAGGCGATCGATCAGGCGACCTCCGCCGCCGCCCACATCGCCGCCATGCTGCCCGAGGCCAAGCAGGACGTGATCTCGGTCCCGGGCCTCTCCCAGGCGCTCGCCACCGAGGAGGGCACCCGCCGCCTCACCGAGCGCTTCGGCTACGCCGCCTCCATGAAGTCGATGTTCGGAATGCTGCTCCTGGAGGGCGACGGCCGCTCGCCGGAGGGCGAGCGCTACCAGCAGAAGCAGCTCGACTTCTCCGGGCTCCCCGAGGTCGCCCGCCTGTTCCTCCAGACGGCGGCGGGCGCCGCCGACATCCCGGTGACGCGCCTCCTCGGCCAGTCGCCGGCCGGCCTTGACGCCACCGGCGACGCCGACCTGCGCAACTACTACGACCATATCGCCGCGCGCCAAGCCGTCGAGCTCACCCCCGCGCTCGCCCGCCTCGACGCGCTCCTCCTGCGCCACGCCCTCGGCCGCCCGGCTCCCGAAATCTGGTACGCGTGGCGCCCGCTCCTCCAGACCTCCGAGCGCGACAAGGCCGAGATCGGCCGCCTGCGCGCCGAGACCGCGGCCCTCCTCGCCCGCGAGAATCTCACCCCCCGTGATGTCCTCGCAGCCGGCGTCGAGGGCTGGCTCGTCAACGCCGATCTCTTCCCCGGCATCGAGGCCGCCTATCGGCGTGGGCGCCCGTAGCCGAAACCGATCTCCGTGAGCCATGCGGCGCCATGGCCGCCTCCTAACCCAGACAGGAGGGAGCCGCCCCGCTCCTCATGCTGAGGTACAGGCGATCGCAGATCGCGCAGGCTGCCTCGAAGCACGCCTGACCGGTGATCCCGGCCACCCGGAGTTTGGGACGAGCGGTCCGGGGTGCTTCGAGGCAGCCTGCGGCTGCACCTCAGCATGAGGAATGTCGAGGCTGCCAGCACGGTCGGCTGAGCAACCCTGGTTGTGCGGATGCGACCCAAGATGAAGCCGCGATAAGTCTCCGGCCATTGAGGCTGTCATCCCGGTTTTCACGTGGGGCTGAACTTCGAAACCGCCTCACTCCACCCGAGAGAACCACCCATGCAGATCTTCGATACGCTCAGCCTCGGCCCCCCGGCCGAGATCGCCGACACGCGGCCCTTGCGCAGCGGCGCCCTGGTGGTGCAGGCCCGCGCCGCCCGTGCCGGCAATATCCAGCTCTACCAGGGCGCCGAGCTGGAACGACCGGATCGCGGAACCATCCGGGTCTATCGCGACCCCGAAGAAATCTTCCGGACGGAATCGCTCGCGAGCTTCGGCCACAAGCCCGTCACCCTCGGCCACCCGCCCGAGGCCGTCACGCCCCGCACCTGGCGCGGCGTCGCCCGCGGCCATGTCGGCGGCGAGGTGCTGCGCGACGGTGAGTTCGTCCGCATTCCCCTGCTGCTGGCCGATGCCGAGGCCATCGCCGCCGTGCAGGCCGGGCGGCGCGAGATCTCGGTCGGCTATACCTGCGATCTCGACTGGACCCCCGGCACCGCCCCGGACGGCGCTCCCTACGATGCCCGCCAGACCCGGGTGATCGTCGATCATGTGGCCATCGTGGAGCACGGCCGCGCCGGGCCGGCCTGCCGCATCGGCGACGAGGCCGACCTGCGCCGCCAACTCGCCGACGCGGTCGCCCGGGCGCTTCAAACCGAGGCCGAGACCACCCGCCTCACGGCGGCGCTGGCCGAGCGGGAGCGCGAGATCGCGGCCCTGCGGCAGCCCGGCGCCCTCGACGGCCTCGCCGCCGCCCGCACCGACCTCGTCGCCGCCGCCCGCCGGCTCCTCGGCGACGCCTTCGATCCAACTGGCCTCGACGCCGCCGCGATCCGCCGCGCGGCGGTCTCCCGCGCCCTCGGCGAGGCCGCATCCCGCATGGGCGAGGCCGAGATCGAGGGCGCCTTCCGGGCGCTCGCCGCCGCTCCCGCCCCCGATCCGCTGCGGACGGCCCTGGGCCGCCCCGCCGCCGACACCCTCACGCCCGAGGCGGCCCACGCCGCCATGGTCGAGAACCTCCGCACCGCCTGGAGACACCAAGGAGCCCGCTGATGCCCGTCCAGACCACCTATTCCGGCCGCCCGGCCGCCGCCTACGAAGGCATGGTCGCCTTCGAGGAGCCGAGCCTCACGGTCAGCCGCATCGTCGAGACCGCAGGCGGGATCGGCTTCGGCAAGCCCGCCTTCCAGGGCACCCGCGACGAGGGCATCGTCGCGACGGGCAGCGTCTTTCGCGGCGTCACCCTCGCCGACCGCAACCTCTCCCCGCACAACGGCGGCGACCTCTTCGCCCAGCACGACACCGCCCCGGTGATGATCAAGGGCACCGTCTGGGTCGTGGTCTCGGGGGCGGTCGCAGCCGGCGCTCCCGCCTTCCTCACCCCCGCCGGCGCCTTCACGGCTCAAGGCACCGGCAACGTCCCCGTCCCGAACGCGCTCTTCGACTCCTCGGCCGGAGCCGGCGGGCTCGCGCGCCTGCGCCTGAACTGAAGGATCGCCTCATGACCGACCGCCTCGTCACCGACGCGCCCCGCGCGCTCGCCTTCCTGGTGAGCCAGCAGGCCTTCATCGAGCCCACAATCTACCGCATCGAATACCCGGCGATCCGCTATCCGCGGCTCATCCCGGTCGACACTGCCGCGCCCGAATGGGTGCCCACCGTCACCTATTTCTCTTCCGACCGGGTCGGGCAGGCGACCTGGCTGCACGGCGCCGCCGACGACGTGCCCAAGGCCGAGGTGCTGCGCCGCCAGCACGAGACCGCCGTCGCCATGGCGGGCATCGGCTACGGCTACGACCTGGAAGAACTCGGCAAGGCCCAGCTCATGGGCATGAATCTCGGCACCGACAAGGCCGAGGCCGCGCGGCTCGCCTCCGAGGAGTTCATCGATCAGGTCGCCCTGTTCGGCGACCCCGCCAAGGGCTTCTCGGGCCTCCTCAACCACCCGGCCGTGACCACCGGCACCGCCGCGGCGACGGGCGAGGGCGGCAGCCCCGCCTGGGCCCGCAAGACCGCCGAGCAGATCCTCGCCGACGTCAATACCGAGCTCACCGGCCTGTTCACCGCCTCATCGACCGTCGAGATGGCCGACACCCTGCTGCTCCCCTACGAGCAGATGCTCGGCATCGGGCTGCGCCGCATCGATTCCTTAAGCCCGATCACCATCCTCGACTGGATCCGGCGCCACAACATCTACACCCTCGAAACCGGCCAGGACCTGACCGTGATCGGCGTGCGCGCGCTCGAAACCGCGGGAGCCGGCGGCTCGGCCCGGATGGTCGCCTACCGGCGCGACCCCTCGGTCCTGAAGCTGTGGCTGCCGATGCCGTTCCGGTTCTTCCCCGCCTGGCAGACCGGCCCCTGGCGCTTCGAGGTGCCGGGCGCCTTCCGCCTCGGCGGCCTCGACATCCGCCGCCCCGGCGCCTTCCGCTACCTCGACGGGATCTGACCATGGTGCAGGTGACGAACCGGGCGCGCGGCGCCCGGCTGTTCTGGGTGCGGGGCGAGGCGGCGCCCCGCCGGCTCGGCCCGGGCGAGAGCGCCGATCTCGACCTCCTCGACCGCGACGACCCGCTCCTGCGGGCCTGGGAGGCGGCCGGCGAGGTCGTGATCGCCGACGCGCCTGCTCCCCGGCGGCGCCCCCGCATGCGGGAGGTCTGACCATGGCGGACGGCACGCTGACGCCCGCGGACCTCAAGGCCCGCTTCCCCGCCTTCGCGGCAGCCCCCGACGCGGCGGTTGCGGGCGCCCTCGCGGAGGCCGCAATCCAGTTCGATCACACCTGGGCGCCGGGCGAGCGCGACCTCGCCCGCATGCTCTACGCCGCCCATGTCCTCACCCTCGACGGGTTCGGTCCGGAGGGCGAATGGGCGCGGGCCGGCGACCCGCGGGTGCTGCGCAGCGGCACCCTTCAGGTCGAACGGCGCGAGACCGGCACCGACCTGCCCGGCACCCTCGGCCGGACCTCCTACGGGCGGCGCTTCCACGAAGCACTTCTGCGCAACAGCCCCGGGATCGTGGTGGTGTAATGGGCGCGCTCGCCGACAGCCTCGCGGCGCTCCTTGCTGCCGCAGCCAATCCCCTCTGCCGGGACGGGATCCTGCATCGCGCGCAGGCCGATGGCGGCTTTGCGGATGTCCCCATCCGCTACCGCCTGGAGGCCCTGCACGAGGGCACCGAAATGCCGGGCCTGCCCGGCCGCCGCATCACCCTGGTAGTGCTCTCGAAGAGCCTCGATCCAAACCCCACGGCGGAGGACGAGGTCACGGTCGCGGAAGGCCGCTGGCGCATCGTCTCCGTCGTGCGCGACCCCGCCGGCAGCCACGTCCTGGTGGAGGGGAGGCCGGTCTGATGAACCTCGCCCGCCTCTCCGGCCGCCTCGCTGCCCTCCGGCAGGCAGGCCGCCGCCGGGCCGGTGATCGCCTCGCCGCTGCTGCGGAAGCGATCGCCGCCGACCTCCCGGCCGGGATGGACACGATCGTCACGGCGACGCCGGCGGGCACCGCCGTGACGGTGGCGGCGCCGGGCCTCGCCGCCCGGGAATTCGGCACCGCTGCGGCTCCCGCCCGGCCCGTCCTCGGACCCGTCCTCGATCGCCTGCGGGACCCGGAGCCCTGACATGGCAAGCCTCGATCTCGGGGAACCGGTCGGCCACGCGGTGCTGGCTCGCCTCGCCACCGATCCGGACCTGCGCACCCTCATCCACGGCCGCGTGCGCGACTACGTGCGGGCCGGGGAGGACTGGCCCTTCCTGCGTCTCGATCCCGTCGAGACCACACCCTACGAGGCCGAAGGCTGGACCGGCTGCACCTGCCGTATCACCGTCCATGCCTTCGCCCGCGGCGAGCGCGGCACCACTGCCATCCAGCGCCTCGCCGCTGCGGCCGCCGCCGCCCTCGACGAGGCCGACCTGACGCTGTCCCGCGGCCAGCTCCTCTGGATCGCCCACGAACGCAGCCTCTACGTGCCCGAGCCGCAGGGCCCCGCCTCCTGGCACGGCATCCTGCGCTTCACCGCCGTCGCGATCGCATGACCGGGGCTTCGCCCCGGACCCGACCAGGGCTCCGCCCTGGACCCGCCGGGGCCTCGGGCCCCGGACCCCGTCTGACACAGAGGATTCCAACCCATGGCCGAAGCTGCCACGCTGCCCTTTTCCGGTGTTTCCGTGAAGCTGGAGAGCCTTACCCAGGCCGGCACCTTCGAGGCGCCCTGCGGGCTCACCGAGCGCTCGATCTCCTTCGCCAAGGAGACCAACAGCGTCGCCATTCCCGATTGCGCCAATGAGGATGCCGCGCCCTTCGTCGCCCGCGACGTCGTCTCGAAATCGGTGACGGTCAACGGCAAGGGCGTCATGGCCCGCCAGAGCCTCGCACGCTGGCGCGCCGCCTTCGAGGCGGACATCCCCGTCCGCATCCGGATCGACATCGCCGCCACCGAGAGCGGCGGCCACTGGGAGGGCCTCTTCCACCTCACGAGCTTCGAGGTCGGGGCGATCCGCGGCGAGCGCTGCACCGTGACGGTCGCCCTGCAATCGAGCGGCCCGGTGCCGTTCACGCCCGCTCCCTGAGGTGTCCCATGAGCCGCGACGGCCATGTCGACCTCGCGTTTGCCGGCGCGACCCGCCGCTTCCGCCTCGCCATCGGCGATCTCGAAGCCCTCCAGGAGGCGACCGGCCTCGGTCCCGCCGACCTGCTGCACCGGCTCCATGCCGGGCGGCCCTACCGCTTCCGCGATCTGCGCGACATCCTGTGCACGGCCCTGATCGGCGGCGGGGCCAGCGTCGGCGAAGCCCATGCGCTCGCCGACAAACTCGACAATTTGCCCTGCCTGACCGTCATCGCCACCGCCACCCTGGCGCTCGCGGCGGGGCTGGAGGGTGCCGAGGACGAGACGGTCGGCCGCTGGATGCGCCCCGGTCCCGCCCGTCCGGAGGGCCGCATGGCCTTCGCGCCCTTCTACGAGGCCGCCGCCGCCATGGGGCTCCCCGTCGCGGATCTGCGGGCGATGAGCCTCTGGCAGTTCGCCGCCTACCTCGACGGTTTCAACCGGGCGCAGGATCCCGACGCGCCCGAGCCGATGACGGAGGCGGAGGAAGACGCCCTCTGGGCCTGGATCCGGACCGAGACCGCGGGAGCGCAGAATGTCGACCGAGCTTGACCGTCTGGTCGTCTCCCTGGAGGCCAATATCGACGCCTATGAGCGCGAGCTCGGTCGCGCCGCGCCCGTGGCCGAGCGGGCGCTCGCACAGGCCGAACGCGCCGCCGCGGCAGGCGCGGCCCGCATCCAGGCCGCGATGGCGCGGGCCGGGGAGGGGGTGCGGGCCGAGATCGCCCGGGTGGCGGCCCCGGCCGGCGCTTCGGGCGCCACGCCCATGCCAGCCCAGAACCCCGATCCCGTCCCGGCTCCGCCGGCATCGGCCGCCCCGCGTACATCCGCGTCCGAGGACGATTTCACCGCCGAGGTCGCCCGCCTCACCAAGCGCACGGGCCTCCTGCGGGTCGAGGCCGAGACGGTCGGCCGGTCGGAGGGGGCCGCCGCGAAGGCCGAAGCTGCCTTCCGCCTCCTCGACGCCGCCAAGAAGGCGGACCTCGCCGTAACCCCGCAGCTCACGGCCGAGATCGAGAAAGTCGCGACGGCCTATGGCGCGGCGGCCGAGCAGGTCGAGACGGCGGAACGGGCGCAGCGCGCCTTCCGGCAGGCCTCCCGCGATTTCGGTGCGGCCCTCTCCGAGGGACTCAAGGGCGCGATCCTCGACGGCGAAAAACTCAACGTCGTGCTCTCGCGCCTCGTCACCATGCTCGCGGCGAAAAGCATCGACCGCACGGTCGAGGGCCTCTTCTCGAAGGGAGGGGCGGGCAGCGATCTCCTGGGGCAGGTCTTCGGCGGCCTCGGCTTCGACCTCAACCCGACCGGACGCGCCGAGGGCGGGCCGGTGACGCCGGGCCTCGCCTACACGGTGGGCGAGCGCGGCCGGGAAACCTTCGTGCCGCTCCAGCCGGGCCGCATCCTGCCGGCCGCCCGCAGCAGCGTCCCGCCACAGGCGCCGCCCCCGATCCAGGTCTCGGTCTCGATCGCCACGCCCGACGCGCCGAGCTTCGCGCGCTCCGAGGCGCAGATCACTGCCGCGCTCGCCCGCGCGGTGCAGCGCGGCTTGCGAGGAATGTGAGATGTGCACGGCCTTCCACGAGGTGCGCTTTCCCCTGAGCCTCTCCTACGGCTCGCGCGGCGGGCCCGAGCGGCGCACCGAGATCGTCACGCTGGGCTCGGGCGACGAGGAGCGCAACAGCCTCTGGCGCCACTCCCGCCGCTCCTACAATGCCGGCCCGGCCCTGCGCCGGGCCGAGGACATCGCCCTGCTGCTGGCCTTCTTCGAGGAGCGCCGCGGGCCGCTCTACGGCTTCCGCTGGCGCGACACCTTCGACCATGCCTCCTGTGCGCTTGGCCAGCAGCCGGCTCCCACCGACCAGCCGCTCGGCACCGGCGACGGCAGCACCACGGTGTTCCCGCTCGCCAAGACCTATGGCGGCGCCTTCGCTCCCTATCTCCGCCCCATCCGCAAGCCGGTCGCCGGCTCCGTGCGCATCGCGGTCGCCGGCACCGAGCTGCCGGCCTCCGCCTTCCAGGTCGATCCCACCACCGGGCGCGTCACCCTGGCCGCGGCGCCGGCGCCGGGTGCTGCCGTCACCGCCGGCTTCCTGTTCGATGTGCCGGTGCGCTTCGCCAGCGACCGCCTCGAGATCGACCACCAGGCCGTGCTGGCCGGCGTGGTCGCCGACATTCCGGTGATCGAGCTGCGCCGATGAAGACCCTGCCGCCCGGCCTCGCCGCCAGCCTCGCCAGCGGCGTCACCACCCTGTGCCGCTGCTGGATCCTCACCCGCAGCGACGGCCAGCGCCTCGGCTTCACGGATCACGACGAGGACGTGACCTGCGACGGCGTGCTCTGCTCGGCCGAGAGCGGCGCCACCGGCAGCGCCCTCGAGCAGAGCGCGGGGCTCGCCGTCGACAGCCTGGAGATCATGGGCGCGCTGAGCAGCGGGCGCCTGGCCGAGGCCGAGCTCGCCCGCGGCCTCTACGACGGTGCCGCCGTCGCGGTGTGGTGGCTGGACTGGGCCGCCCCGGCCCATGCGGTGCTCATCCTGTCCGGCACCATCGGCGAGGTCTCGCGCGGCTGCACCGGCTTCACCGCCGAGGTGCGCGGGCTCGCCGATCGGCTGGCTCAGCCCTGCGGCCGGCTCTACCAGCGCTCCTGCGATGCCCTGTTCGGCGATCCCCGCTGCGGGATCGACGCCACATCGGCCACCTATCAGGGCAGCGGCCGCGTCACCGCCGTGCGCTCCGCCCGCGCGCTCGTCGCCGCGGGCCTCGAGGCCTACCGCACCGACTGGTTCACCGCCGGCCACCTGGTCTGGGCCTCCGGCGCCAATGCCGGGGCAGTCGTCGAGGTGCGCGCCCACCTGCGTTCCGGAGCGAGCGCCTTGCTCGAGCTGTGGGAGCCGATGCCGGCCCCGATGGCGGCCGGCGACAGCTTCACGCTCACGGCCGGCTGCGACAAGTCCTTCACGAGTTGCCGGGCCAAGTTCGGCAATGGCGTCCACTTCCGCGGCTTCCCGGATCTGCCGGGCAACGACTACGCGGTGTCGGCCAGCCCGGCGGGAGCGCAGAATGACGGCGGACGCCTCTGATCGCACCCGCGCGCGGGTCGTTGCGCTCGCCCGGACGTGGCTCGCCACCCCCTACCATCATCAGGCCGCGCTCAAGGGGGTGGGCTGCGACTGCCTCGGCCTGCTGCGCGGCGTCTATGCCGAGCTGTACGGCTGCGCGCCCGAAGCGCCGCCGCCCTACAGCCCGAGCTGGGCGGAGGACCACGGCAGCGAGACGCTGCGCGAGGCGGCCCGCCGCCACCTTGAGGAAATCCCGATCCCGCAGGCGGAAGCCGGTGACGTGCTGCTGTTCCGCTGGCGCGACGGGCTGCCGGCCAAGCACTGCGCCATCCTCTCCGGCCCCAGCCGGATGATCCACGCCTATGACGGCCATGCCGTCCTGGAGAGCGGGATCCCGCCGGCCTGGAGCCGGCGCATCGCGCATGCCTTCCGCTTTCCGGAGATCGCCCGATGAGCACGCTGGTGCTGTCCTATGCCGGCAAGGCGGTCGGCACCGCGCTCGGCGGGCCGCTCGGCGGCGTCCTCGGCGGGATCGCCGGGGCCGCCCTCGGCGGGGTGGCCGATCGCGCCCTGTTCGGCGCGCGGCCCAAGCCGCAGATCGCCAGCGGGCCGCGCCTGTCCGAGCTCTACGTCACCGCGTCCAGCGAGGGCGCGGCGATCGCCCGCGTCTACGGCCGCACCCGCGTCGCCGGCCAGATCATCTGGGCCACCAGGCTCAAGGAGACCCAGGCCGTCGAGACGGTGAAGACCCGCGGCGGCAAGGGGATGCCGCAGCCGAAGACCTACAACGTGACGTACAGCTACAGCGTCAGCATGGCGGTGGCCTTCTGCGAGGGGCCGATCCAGGCCCTCGGCGAGGTCTACGCGGACGGCAAGCCGATCCGGCTCGCCGACTACCAGGCCCGGCTCTATCTCGGCACGGAGGATCAGCTGCCGGATCCCAAGATCGAGGCGATCGAGGGCGCGGCCCCGGCCTACCGGGGCGTGGCTTATCTCGTGTTCGAGGATCTGCCGTTGGCCGCCTTCGGCAACCGCGTCCCGGTGATCACCGCCGAGATCATCCGCCGCCCGCCCGCCGCCAGTGCACGGCCCGCGCTGGAGGAGCTGATCACCGCCGTGACCCTGATCCCGGGCATGGGCGAGTTCGTCTATGCCACCGCCCCGGTGACGGCGCGCGAGTTCGGCGCCATTGCCGGGCAGAACACCGTCTCGGGCGGGGTCGATCTGCTGAAGGCGCTCGATCAGCTCCAGGCCGAGGCGCCGCGCTGCCGGCACGTCGCGCTGGTGGTGGCGTGGCACGGCACCGACCTGCGGCTTGCCGCCTGCCGGATCCTGCCGAAGGTCGAGACGGCCGCCAAGAGCACGGATGTGCCCTGGCGGGCCGGCGGCCTGTCGCGGGCGCAAGCGTCGGTGGTGAGCCGGGACGCGGACGGCGCCCCGCTGCTCGGCGGGGCGCCCTCGGATCTTTCGGTGGTGCAGGCGATCGGCGAGCTGAAGCGGCGGGGCTTGTCGGTCACGCTCTACCCGTTCGTGATGATGGACATCCCGGCCGGGAACGGCCTGCCCGACCCGTATGGCGGGCCCGAGCAGGCGGCGTTTCCCTGGCGCGGGCGCCTCAGCTGCGATCCGGCGATCGGCCGCCCGGGCAGCCCGGACAAGACCGCGGCGGCCGCCGCGCAGGTGGCGGCCTTCTTCGGCACGGTGAGGCCGGCCGATCTGGCCTGGACCGGCGCGACCGTCAGCTGCGCCAAGGCCGAGTGGAGCTTCCGCCGCTTCATCCTGCACTGCGCCCGTCTGGCCGAGGCAGCGGGCGGGGTCGACAGCTTCCTGATCGGCTCGGAGATGGTCGGGCTGACCTCCGTGCGCTCGGACCCCGCCACCTTTCCGGCCGTGGCGCAGCTCAAGTCCCTGGCGGCCGACGCCCGCGCCATCCTCGGCGCCGGGGCTGCAATCGGCTACGGCGCCGACTGGAGCGAGTACGCCAATTATCGCCCGGCCGACGGCACCGGCGACGTCTACTTCCACCTCGATCCGCTCTGGGCGGACAGCAACATCGACTTCATCGGCATCGACAACTACATGCCGCTCTCAGACTGGCGCGACGGCTTCGATCATCTGGACGCGCAGGATCACAAGGCGATCTACGATCCGGAGTATCTGACGCAGAACATCGCCGGGGGCGAGCTGTTCGACTGGTACTATCCGACGCTCGCCGACCGCGACGCGCAGAACCGGGTGCCGATCACCGACAGCGCCCATGCCGAGCCGTGGGTGTTCCGGATCAAGGATCTGCGCGCCTGGTGGCTCAACCCGCACCACGACCGGCCCGGCGGCGTCCGGCAGGAAGCCGCCACCGCCTGGCGGCCCCAGTCCAAGCCGATCCGCTTCACCGAGGTGGGCTGCCCGGCCGTCGACAAGGGCGCCAACCAGCCCAACGTCTTCGTCGATCCGAAATCCTCCGAGAGCTTCCTGCCCCATTACTCCTCCGGCCGGCAGGACCTGATGATGCAGCGCGCCTACCTCGAGGCGACGCTGCGCCACTGGCAGAGCCCGGACGGCAACCCGGTCTCGACGGTCTACGGCGGCCGCATGGTCGATCCGCAGCGGCTGTTCGTGTGGACCTGGGATGCGCGGCCCTTCCCCGAGTTCCCGCGCCAGGTTTCGGTCTGGAGCGACAGCCCGAACTACAGCCTCGGGCATTGGCTCACCGGCCGGCTCAACCTCGGCCTGCTGCCCGACGTCGTCGCCGATCTCTGCGCCGGCAGCGGCGCGCCGGTCGACGTGTCGGCGCTGCACGGCCTCGTGCACGGCTACACCGTGGCCGAGGTGCAGGCCCCGCGCGACAGCCTGGCGCCCTTGCGCACCGCCTACTTCTTCGATGGGGTCGAGAGCGGCGGCGCCATCCACTTCCGGCCGCTCGCGCAGGCTCCGGTGGCCCACTTCACCGAAGCCGATCTGGTCGCCTCCGGCGCCGGGCCGGATTACCGGCGCACCCGCACGGACGAGACCGCGCTGCCGGCCGCGGTGGCGCTGAGCTACCTCGATCCGGCCCGCGCCTACCAGAGCGCGGCCGTCGAGGCGCGCCGCGCCGCCGGCCGCTCGGCCGCGGTGTCGCGGACCGCGCTGCCGCTGTGCCTGGAGGAGGGCGCCGCCCGCGGCTTGGCCCAGGCGCTGCTCTATCAGGCGGTGGTGGAGCGCGAGGCGGTCGGCGCGGTGCTGCCGCCCTCGGCCCTGGCCCTGGAGGCGGGCGACGTCGTCAGCCTGACGCTGGCCGGCAGCCGCACCGACTACCGCCTGACGCGGCTGGGCCTGGAGGCGGGCCGGCCGGTGAGCGCGGTGCGGGCGGACAGCGGCGTCTATGCCTACCGGGACGGCAGTGCCAGCGGGCGGGCGCCGGCCCCGCCGGCGACGATCGGGGTCGGGCTGTTCCAGGCCCTGGACCTGCCGCTGCTGCGCGCGGACGCGGTGGCGCATGCGCCGTACTTCGCCGGCTACACCGCGCCGTGGTCGCCGATCGCGGTGCTGCGGGCGCTCGGCGGCGGGCCGTTCGCGGCGGATGCGGTGGTGGCCGCCCGCTCGATCATCGGCCAGCTCACGGCCCCGCTCTCCAGCGGCCCCACCCAGCGCTGGGACCGGGTCTCGGCGCTCGACGTGCAGGTGCCGGCCGGGGCCGAGCTCACCTCCGCGCCGGAGATGGAGGTGCTCAACGGCGCCAACGCGGCGGCCCTGCTCACCCCCTCGGGCGAGTGGGAGATCCTGCAATGGGCCACCGCCACCCTGCTGGGGCCGGGCCGCTGTCGGCTGACCACCTTGCTGCGCGGGCAGCGCGGGACCGAGTTCGCCCTGGGCGACCCGACCCCGGCCGGGGCGCCGTTCGTGGTGCTCTCGGAGGCCCTGGTGCAGTCGGGCATGCCCCTGGCCAGCCGGGCCCTGCCGCAGGTCTTCCGCTGGGGGCCGGCGGCACTGCCGCCGGAGGATGCGAGCTATGCGGGCGCCACCCTGACCATCGCGGGGGCGGGCCTGCGCCCCTACGCCCCGGTGCAGGCCCGGCTGCGGCGCCAGGCGAGCGGCGACCTCGTGCTGAGCTGGATCCGCCGCACCCGGCTCAACGGCGATGCCTGGGAGCAGACCGAGGTGCCGCTCGCCGAGGAGACCGAGGCCTATGCGGTCGAGATTCGCGACGGGATGACGGTGCTCCGCACGGTCCAGACCGACACGCCGCGCCTGACCTACACGGCGGCCGAGCAGGCGGCGGACTTCGGCGGGCCGGTGCTGCGCCTGTCCATCGCCATCCACCAGCTCTCCGCAACCTACGGCCGCGGCGCGGCCCTGAGGACGACGCTCCATGTCTGACGCAACGCCGCTGCTCGCGCTGCCGCTCCTGCAGGCGGCGCAGGCGCAGAAACACGTGACGCACAACGAGGCACTGCTCGGCCTCGACACGCTGGTGCAGCTCGCCGTCCTCGACAAGGACCGGCTCGAACCCCCGGCAAGCCCGGCCGAGGGCGACCGCTACCTGATCGCCGGAGCGAGCCCGAGCGGCGCGTGGACGGGATGGGCGGGGCGCATCGTCCGGTTTCAGGACGGCGCGTGGCGATCCTTCGTTCCGCGGCCCGGGTGGTTCGCCTGGGTCACCGATGAGGCGGACCTTTACACCTACACGGGCGGTGCGTGGGTCGGGTTCCGGGCCACGCTCACGGCGCTGCAGAACCTCGCCCGCCTCGGGATCGGCACCACGGCGGATGCCGCCAATCCGTTCGCGGCCAAGCTCAACGCGGCGCTGTGGACCGCGCTCGCCCGCGCCGAGGGCGGCACGGGCGACCTGCGCTACACCCTCAACAAGGACGCGCCCGCCAACACGCTCTCGCTGCTGTTCCAATCCGGCTGGTCCGGCCGGGCCGAGATCGGGCTGACCGGCGACGACGACCTGCACCTGAAGGTCTCGGCCGACGGCAGCGCCTGGATCGAGGCGCTGCGGATCGACCGCAGCACCGGCGGGCTCGTCGCCGGCCCGCTCGCGGCGGGCGCGCTGACGTACGGCAAGGCGAGCCGGCTCCCCGCCGCGACGAACCTCGACACGCTCACGACCGCGGGCTTCTACGACGGCGCGCAGCTCGTCAACGCGCCCACGGCCGAGTGGTGGTACATCGAGGTCCAGACCCACTCGAACAGCAGCCTCTACGCCCTGCAGCGGGCGACGCGGCTGAACGACGCCGCCGCGCGGGAGACCTGGCAGCGCGTCCGGGTCGCCGGCCGCTGGAGCAGCTGGGATCGCCTCTGGACCTCGGCCAGCTTCGATCCGACCACCAAGATGGACAAGGCGGGCGGCAGCTTCACGGCGGGCATCACCGTCCCCGGCGCCGTGGCCGTCAGCGGCCTTGCGGGCGAGGTGGCGTGGGCGGACCGCTGGAGCGGCGCCGCGCGCTGGGTGGTGTACGCGGCCGGCGGCCCGCTGCGGGTGTACCGGGACGACACCGGCGACCTGTTCTGGTTCACCGAGGCCGGGTTCCATCCGTCTGCCGACAACGCCAAAGCCAGCGGGCTCGCCCCGAACCGGTGGAGCACCGTCTACGCCGCGACCGGCTCGATCAACACCTCGGATGCCCGCGAGAAGACCGGGGTTGCGCCGCTGACCGAGGCGGAACTCGCGTGGGCGAGCGATCTCGCCAAGGAGATCGGCACCTTCCAGTTCCTCTCCGCAATTGCCGAGAAGGGCGCGGAGGGGGCGCGGCACCACATCGGCCTGACGGTGCAGCGGGCGATCGCGCTGGGGCAGGCGCGCGGCCTCGACCCGTTCCGCTACGCCTTCATCTGCTACGACAAGTGGGACGCCGAGCCCGAGGTCTCCGAGCCGATCCTCGGCGAGGACGGAGAGCCGAGCGGCGAGACCCGCGTGCTGTCGCCCGCCCGGCCGGCCGGCGACCGCTACGGCTTCCGGCCGGATCAGCTCGCGCTGTTCATCGCCCGCGGCCAGGAGGCCCGCTTGGCGGCGCTCGAAGCCCGCCTGAGCTGACCCCAGCCTGAGGTCCGGCAGGCCGGCTCGGCCGGACTTCGGCTCCCCCTGATCCCCACCCCTGGAGAGACTCGATGGCTGCGTCGCGCTTCGACGCTGCGCTCGCGCGCGTGCTCGCGCACGAGGGCGGCTGGTCCGATCATCCGGCCGACCCGGGCGGGCCCACCAACCTCGGGGTCACGCAAGCGACGCTGTCGGCCTGGCTGGGGCGGCCGGCGACCCGGGCGGAGGTGAAGGCGCTGACGCCCGCCTCGGTGGCGCCGCTGTACCGGGCGCGGTTCTGGGATGCGGTGCACGGCGACGCCCTGCCGGCCGGGGTGGACCTGGCGGTGTTCGACCTTGCGGTGAACAGCGGCGTGAGGCGGGCCGCGATGGCGCTGCAACGCGCCGTGGGCGTGGCGGATGACGGGCGGATCGGCCCGATGACGCTGGCGGCGGCCGCCCGGGCGCCGGCGGCGCGCACGATCCGGCGGATCTCGGCCGACCGGCTCGCCTTCCTGCAGCGGCTGTCCACCTGGCCGAGCTTCGGCCGCGGCTGGGGGCGCCGCGTGAGCGAGGTCAGGGCCGCGGCCCTCGCGATGGCGGCCTCGGCTCCGACCGCCGCCTCCAAGCCCGGGTGGCGGCGCGCGATCGCGCGGCTCTCGGCCTGAGCCCTCCCGCGCGCCGCCGGGTCCCGCGGCGCAGACACCGGAGAGAGACCATGACGAAGTTCCTGACGCCCGGCGTGGTGACCGGCCTGCTCTCGGCCGCGGCGATCGGCGCCAGCCTCGCCGGCAAGCCCACACTCGCCGCGTTCCTCACCGACCCGTCCACCGCGGCGAACGTGCTGGCGGCCCTGGGCGCGATCGGCGCGCTCGCGGCCGGCCTTCTGAAGGGCGTGCGCTCGTGA